ATGAGCAGAATCCTTCGGGTGGTGCTGATGCTGGCATTGAAACTCTCAAGTTCAAGGGCGCAGAAGTTGTTTGGGATGATTATTGCACTTCGGGTGCAATGTTTATGCTAAACTCCGCTCATATTATGATGTTTGTTCATGGCAAGGCTAACTTTGCGATGACGGATGAAGGTTTTCAGAAGCCCATTGATCAAGATGCGCTTGTTGCTAACATCCTCTTCCAAGGTAATATTGCCGTCAACAATCGTCGTAAGCTTGGCGTTTTGGCTGGTATCACTTAATAGAGGAGATAGGCAATGGCAGCTGGAGATATCAATAGCCGCAGTGTTAATTGTGTTGGAGATCTTGTTTTGATTTCTGGCACGATTGAGGTTGATACTACGGCCAGAGCTTTTGCTATCGCTGATACCAATTCGCGTATTGTCACGTTGTCTTTGACAAATCAAGACACCGTTGGCAGTGCTTGCCTTGGAGTGAAGAATAGCAATGATGGGACCGAAGGAACAGCAAATGGTTCTATTTGGGTAGACGGCCCAGCCGCTACCGATACCGTAGAATACTCAGCTCTCTTGACGGGTCCATTCTAATCATTTGATGCATAGGAGCATTTAACATGATCATGCAGACCGTTAATCGCTCAGACGCTGAAAAGGTTTGGGTGAATGTAACGAATGTTGATGGTCAGACTGTTACGACGCACTATCCAGTGTTTCTAATGACCAACAGCAAAAATACGTCTTCTGTAGGAACCAACGAAGCTGCTCAAGCTGCTAATGCTGCTACCGCAGGTGAAGGTTCTTTTATTGGCCTTGCCAATGAAGACATTGCTAACAATGACGTTGGTGAAGTGCAGGTTTATGGTTATCATGAGTCTGCTTTGATCTACCGCATTGTTGGTTCAGTAACTGTAATTCCGGGTCATCCGCTAGGTCCGGGCAATGCTGCTGCTTCAGTAGGCCTTGGCTCTACTGGTGCTACGCAGGGATTGCTTGGCCCTGTGGTTGCTCTTGATACGGTAACTGCAACCTTGCACTCTTTGGGTACGATTAATTACGCTAATCACGTATTTTTACGCGCCCTATAATTTTTATAAAACCCCCCTCAAGAGGCCGAAGATGTTTGATACAATTAAGCAATGGGTAAAGCCTAACGACTCAAAAGGTCGTAGGCTTTACCGTTGCAGTTGTGGTGATTTATTTTGGAATGATTCACCCCAAATTGTCAAACGTAAACATGATGGGCATCGTTTTAGTTTGTGCGTTCATGGTTCTGTTTGGGAATTTTTTAAATTAAAAATGGGGTGGATTAAATGAAATTAGTAATTGGTATGCCGTGGTATAATGGGCCGGATGTGTCTTGTTTTGCTAAGCACATAGATTTTTGTATGTATTTACAAGAATTAAGAATGAGGTCAATTGTATACAATCAAATTGGTGAAAAGTATAACAATATTAAATGGCCTTCTATTAGTGATGACCCAGAAGCTGAGCCAACTATAGAAGATCTTAAAAGATTAGGACAATTAGAAATAGGTCTGGTAGACTATTCAAGAACTTCTTTGCCGGGTAAAGCAAGAGAATTGATATGTGAAACAGCATTAGGTTGGGATGCAGACTATATAATGATGTGGGATGATGACATGCTGTTTAGTCATAGCACATTTTTAAAGCTTTTTAGGCATAATGTTTCAGTTGTAGCAGCATTAGCTTTTGCTGCAAGAGAACCGCATCAACCTGTAATAATGACTATTAAAGAAGATGTCTCTGCTACAGGACAAAAAATGATGCGTAGCGATATTGTCTTAGATTATCCAGAAGATAAGTTAATTAGTAATGCAGATGTTGGAGGGGCTATAGCGTTTGGTACTGGAGTCTTTTTAATGAAAGGCGAAGTATTAAAGCAAGTGCCACAACCTTGGTTTGAGTCAACTGGAGCAGGTGAAGACTTTTTCTTTTGCACAAAATGCCATCAGTATGATGTGCAGCGATATGTAGATACTGCTACTAAAACACAACACAAAAAATATGAGCCGCATTGGATTGATGAAAATTATTATAAAAAATATAGAGAGTTAAATCCAAACGCATATAAATCATTTTTTGGTTTAGAGGAGGATAATGTATGAGTCCTCTTTTAACAATAGCAATTCCTACATATCAAAATTACCAACAGCTTACATGGTGTTTAGAGTCTTTAATAGGTAATACAGAATTTCCTTTTAAAGTAATTATCATAAACAATGATTCAGACAAACAATCTCAAGCATATATTCAATCTATTTGTGATAATATAGGCTTTAAAAATGTAGAAGTTTTGCAGCCCGGAACAAATTTAAAATGGATGGGGTCTATTAATTTAGCGTTAAATAAAACAGACACTCCATTTTTTTGTATGATGAATGATGATGTAGTGTTTTTGCCAGAGTCTAAAATTTTTTGGCGCAGCCTTATTAATCATTTTAATGATTCAAAAGTAGGTGCAGTAGGCCCATCTTCTAATTTTGTTGCAGGAAATCAAAATCTATTTAATATAAATCTGCCAATAATATTAGAGACAACACTCTTAATTGGGTTTTGCTTGCTAACAAAAACCGATCTTTTAAAAGAAATAGGTGGCTTAGACGAATCATTGCCCGGAGGCGATGATTTAGATTTGTCTATTAGATTAAATAAGTTGGGATATAAATTAGTAGCAGATCGCACAGCTTATTTACATCACATAGGTCAGCAAACAGGTCAAAGAGTTCATAAAAATTATTGGGACTCACAAGATCATCAAGAAGCAGTTGCAAATGCTATGATACAAAAACATGGCTTTATATCATGGCATAACTGTTTTCAATCAAAATGGGATTATATTGGAACAAATAAAGCAAATAGTGAAGGCGTTCCTCTATTAGAAGAAGATTGGTATAAAAAGCATCTTGATCCATTGAAGGGCAAAAAAGGTCTTAATTTAGGATGTGGAGCTAAAGGTGCTGATTATGAAGCATATGGACTTGATATTGCACGTAAAGGAGATCAAGGAGCGGGAGGCCGTAAATTAACAGAAGCTGTATTAGATACTACAGCAGATGCTACTAATTTACCAATGCAATCTAATACAATAGATTATATTATGGCTCCTCATATTTTAGAGCACTTATTAGATCCTTTTTCTGTATTAGATGAATGGAAAAGAGTTTTAAAACCATCGGGTGTTTTGCTTTTAACTATGCCTAATCATGATTTATTGCCAACTATGATATTGGATCATACGCATGTTCACGCATATAATCCAACATCTGCAAAAAATTTGATAGAAAAAGCAGGTTTTTTTATTGAAGAAATAGTTGAAAATATTCATGGAACATTGGCTGTAAAGGCAATAAAAAAGGAAAGCAACTGATGAGTCAAATATCTTTTGTTTATAATAGCGATATTAGAAATAATGGTACAGCAACGTTAGCGTTCAATAGTTGTAAGCATCAGCTTGGTTGGGGCGATAAAGTAGATCGTTGGAGGCCCGATGGAGAACTGCCAGAGCGTGAATTGTATATTTACGTAGATGATGGTAGAGATGATATAGATTGGGTTTGTCCAAAACCTAATGCTTATTGGGCAATAGATACGCATTTAGGATATGACTATCGTTTATGGAAAGCCAAGCAGTTCGATCATGTATATTGTGCACAATTAGAGGGGTGTCGCAAAATGCGTGAAGATGGCATCAAAAACGTATCATGGTTGCCATTAGGATTAAATACAATGGCGCATCCAAACCTTGCTGAAATGATGTCTCATCCTAATAAAGACAAGCATACTAAAGGACAGTCTTTATCAAAACAATATGATACTGGATTTGTAGGTTTTATAAATCAAGGGGCAGGAAAAGGCTCTAATAATAGAGTTGAATGGTTAAATTATATCTACAATAAATTTCCAAAATCATGGTTTGCATATAATAGATTTTTTGAAGACATGGCAGTTATTTATATTAGATCTCGTTTAGGATACAACATTTCAATAAGAAATGATCTTAATATGAGATTTTTTGAAATATTGTCTACAGGCACTTGCTTGTTAACAAATACAAATGTTGAAGGTATTACAGAATTAGGTTTTATTGATGGAGAGCATTTTTTGGGATATGAAGGAAAAGAATCCTTGCATATGGCCGCAAATTGGGCATTAAAAAATCCAGAGGAACGTGAACGTATAGCTGCAAATGGTATGGAGTATGCAAGAGAAATTCATACTTATGATAAGCGAATTAGTAAAATTTTAGATGACGCAAAAGTAAAAAAGTTAGTATAATAAATTGGAGGGTGATCTTGCATATGGATTCAAGAAGATCGGCTTCTTGAGGGGGTTATGCAAGTGATCCCTCCACTATTGGAGAAATAAAATGATTGGAAACTCATATTGGAGTCAAGGTGCTGCTGGTACAAATAGTGGAGCTACCGCAACTCAAGCTGCTGATAGCACACGCCAATGGATTGTTACTAGCCTTTCTGGACATACTGACGCAAATTCGTTGTTACAAATAACAGATGGAACAAATGTTTTGTTTGAAGGTCGAATAGATATAAGTAAGAAAGGTTTTCATTTTAATTATACTGGATTAGTTATTCCTATAGGACAAGGAAAAGCTGCTGAAGGTAAAATTATTAGCTCAACTAATGATTGTTTTGTTGCTATTTGTGGGCATTCTGCTCCATAAAATAATTATATAAAACCCCCTCAAGGAGAATAGTATGTTACGTAAAAAAACTGCTGCATTGTCTATTGATAATACATTAACGGAAAAGTTGCAGGATGAAATTAAAAGCGGTAAATATTCTTTAGATGAAGGCGTACCATTACCTTTGTCTAAAACAGATAAATCAAAAATTATTTATCGCAAATATGAAGCAGAGTCAGATATGATAACTGACACTCGACATAAAGAGTGGCATGAAACGTTAGTGGCTCATCCAAAAGTTGCTATTTTAGGATTAGAAGACAGGCTTTTAGATGATGACATTTCGGGAATATCTACTGACGATGGTATTATTATGACGTTTGAAGGAGAACCTTTACAGACTGTTTGTATTGATGCTCGTACAATGAGAGTTCTAACAGAACAACAAGCTGAGTTAGAAGAAGAAGCTACAGGACAACAGTTTGTAAGGTATACTGAATGGGGTTTTCGTCTTGCTGATGCTAAATTAACAAATGGGCCAGAAGCAAGACAAAGACTTTCAGAAACATATGAACGTCAGAAAAATCAAGAGCAAGCAGAAATGTTTAGTTCTATGGAGTCATTTTTTACAAAACTAATGACTCGACTTGAGAGTGACGGAAAAGTAATTAATAGCCCAGAAAACCTTGCTAAAAATTCTGATATAATTACAGATCCAAAAATTGTTATGCAAGAATTATTACAAACGCATAGTCCCGAACAATTAAAGGCTATGGTAGAATTAGAAGAAGCAGAAAATGATATAATAGAACCATTGTCAAAAGAAGAAATGAAAGAAGCGAAAGCAGAAAAAAAGGCTCTTGATGAATTAGTTGAAAGCGGTGAAGTAGAAGAGCTAAAAAAATGAATTTTAAGGAATAGGTCTAATGACATACGAAGAGCTTTATCAAGAACTTAACTTGCTAGCTTCAGAAGAAGATGGTGATGATTTTGAAGACATGGCAAAACGTTCTATAAATCTTCATTACTTTGAATTGTTGTCAGAAACAAATACAGATTTAGAGCGCAGAGAATTTACTATTACCGTAGAAAATGGTGTTAGTAAATATGGAATGCCTTTATATGTAGCAGATGTATTAAATATAGAAGATGATGACAACGATAGGCCATTAGATTTATTTGGTCCACATGAATATGACCGAAGACATTCGGGAACATCTAATACTGGAACGCCAGAAGAAGCTTTTTGGATAGGCGAGCACGGTGTTCAAAAACAGCCTACGCAAGCAGGAGCATTAACGGTTGAGTCTTCAGACAATACTGATACTGGAGGCAATTATCAAATAGTTATTCATGGAATGGTAGGAGGCGTTGATACCAGAGAAGTTGTAGACTTTACTGGTACAACGCCAAGTTCCACTACAAACTCTTTTGATGCTTCAGTTAATGCTATTGGCATTAGAAGAGTAGTGCTAAAAAATAGAAATAATACTACATTTACAGGTAACGTAACTATAAAAGATGCAGCAGGGGTTGTTTTAGCTGTTATACCCCCATATTATGGAGACAGTCCTTCATATCAATGGTGGGAATTTTGGCCTTTTCCTGCTGCTACACAAACTTTTGTAGTAAGAAGTTTAGCTCACAAACCCCCCTTAATTAATCCAGAAGACTGGCCCGAATTGCCAGAAATGTTTCATGATCTTTTGATCTATGGACCGCAATCTGTATTGCTAGCAGGTAAAGGTAAAGAAGCTGCAGCAAATAGAGCATTGCAAAAATATACAGATCGCAAAAGAGCTTTTATGGGAATGAAACAACATAGAGGAGTAAAAACAAGACGGTTTCGTAATGTTAGTAATCCTTATGTTCAACGTGGAAATTTTCGTAAAATACCTAATGCTGTAGAGTAATATGCCAAATCCTACAAATTTAACAGGAATACGTAAGTCTCCTATTTTTAGGATGAGAGGTTTAAAAGATAGAT